CGGCGGCGGCGGCGCCTGCTTCGCCGCATGGAGCTGGGCCGTCAGGTTGGCCAGTTGCCGCTCGAGATCGGCGATGCGGCCATGCGCCGTCATCGGCGGAGCATCGCGCCCACCCGCCTCCATCGCCTTAGCCGGGTGATCGTGCCAGCCAGCCGCGCGCGCCCGCATCTCCTCTTCCTCGTTTTTGACCGTGCGCGCGATCAGCTCGTACTGCTCGCCGACCTTCACCGGGCCGTAAGGCGTATTGAGAACCTCGGCCTTCTGAATCACTCTCTGTTTTCCCTTCGGATGGTAAAACATCCTCGGGTAGTCGATCGGCCCGACATATTCCGGAGACGATGAATTCGCCGGGTTCATGTCGAAGATGCCCTTGGCCTCGAGGACATCGTAAACCGTAAAACGGGAGTGTCGTCCGCCTCTCATTTTCCCCTCCCTCTCGGTGGCATCTTGCGGCCAAAGGGTGCTGCCCCTTTGCCGCCAAAGGGCATGGCTTTCTTGCCATTCCCGTTGCCGTTGCCATTGCCGTTTTTGTCTTTGTACGCATTGCGCGGTGGCGGCTTCCCAGCCATCTATTCCTCCTGTGACAGAACTTTTTCGACGGGCTCTCCGAGTCCACATCCTCAACACATCGGGGCGACGACGGCGGCGGTTCCGACGCTGGCTTCGGCGCTTCACAAGCGCTTTTTCTTAACCTTCTGCGGCAACCCCCTCCGCTTCGTCGACGCAAAATCCTCGAGCTGCTTTTCCGACATTCCGGTGCGCGTTTTCTTTCCGGCACGAGCTCGGCCGAGATCGGCACCCATCATTTCCTGCTGCGCTTTGCTCTTGGCGGGCATCGCTATTGCCGGAGCCGCAGCCGCTCGATCATCTCGCCCATATCAGGCTCGTGATCGTCGCCTTCGCGGCGGTCGATCAGGATCTGCTGACCGGCAAACCCGGAGCGGTTCGCCAGACGCGCATCGCTGACATAACGTCGCTGCTCTTCCCGAGCCTTTAGCACCGCCTCCTGGTTCTTCATGACCTGCTGCGGTGTCTGGGTCAGCATCGTCGGCAACGCGCGAGGGTTCCAGATCCCGCCACGCTGATACTGCTTCGCCATGCCCGCAGCGTGCCGAGCCTCCTCCATCGTCGCGTACCAGCCCTCTCCCAACTCCTCGAGCTCGACTTGGGAGCGCACGATCCGGGCGCCCGCATGCAGGTGAAAGCGCGCTTTGGGCCAGCCCGGAGGGGGCGGTGGCACATAGCCGTCTTCCACATGCAGCGGGTGCCCAAGACCGGCAAGCTCGCTCAGCACCCGATCGAGCTCAGCGAGCGCCGTTTTGGCGCGATGATTCTTCTGAAGGTCATCTGGCCAATCGGCCACAATCCTCTCGCGCCAATTCATGGGGTCTCCTTTACTGGTACAACTGATCCGCCACGACTACTGCCCATTCGGGCCGGATCCACAGGTATCCATAGAGAACGTCAAGTCGCGTGATCAGCTGATCGGTCCCGATAAAGTAATCGGTGACCATCCGCATGCTCACGCCGTCGAACTCCTCGCGGGCCGCCTCGTGAACATTGCGCGGCATCTCGAGATCCGCCGTCGCGAGGGTCACGGCCTCCGGCGCATAGGCAAAGTTCTTGGTGTATTGCGAGGAGGCGACCAGGCCGAGCGCCGGGTTGACCGCGGCACCATTGGCGGGGCTGACATCGACGGTCTGATATTGCTGCGGCACCCCCGGAGCGAGCGCGGGGACGATCGCTGGGTAGATCGGGATCACCGTCGAGCCGGTCGGAACGTTGGTGGTGACCGCAAATTGCCGAAGGCGGCCGTAACTCTGCTTGGTGATGCGGTTGACGGCGTGGACCCCGGCAATCTGGATGATGTCGCCCATGTTGAGCGAGCCCGCAAGGGCGCCGACAACGAGTGAGAGGCCGGTTTGGCCGCCGCCGCTGACCGTGGCGCTGCCTTGCGCGAGAGCACCGTTCAGGTGGCTGATCACGGTCTGATCGGCCATCCAGATGAAGCCGAGAGCGTCGTACATGCGCCCGGTGACATACTGGCGGCTGATCTCAGGGGCCGGGTTCAGAAGGCCGGTCAAGCTCGCCACCACCGAGGCTTCGGTATCCGGCGAGTTGACGATCTTCCAGTTGGCGACCGGGGCTGAGTTGTTGCGCAGGATCGCTCCGGCGCGCAGGTAGGTCGAGGCGATCGGCGCCTGGATGGCGTTGTTCGTGTCGGTGTTGGCGACGATGTTGCAGATGCCGCCTTCGGCGCCGTTGATGAGGTCGACCGCTACTGCGCCTGCCAGGTTATTAACCATAGGAGCAAGAATACGGCGGCTATAATCATCAAGGGATAGAGTGCGGTCAGCCAGAGAGTACGCCACATCGACGTGCTTCTGAGTCGCGAGAACCAGGGTCGTCGATTGCTCGGCGGTGTCCTGCACGTTGAGCGCGGGCCCGGTCGTGACGGTAAAGTCGTTGGGCAAGCGGATGCGCAGGCTCGAGCCGATCTTGGCTCCCGAGACAGCAAAGCTGTCGTCGTACTGCATGTCGACGTTTTGCAAGAAGGCGTTCGCATTCTTCCAGAGGCGAACGGCCTCACGAGTGATCATGTTGATGGTGAGTAATTGGTTCGCCACGGAGGATGCTCCTCGCTAGGGCGAGACCCAGGCAGTCTCCCGATAGTCCTGAGACACCGATCTGCGGGATCGGGACCGGCTCCGGACTTGCGCCTCCGGGGGCGAACACCAGTCAGGGCGGGACTGGGACCGAACAGGGTTTATCGATTACCCGGAACGACGATTAAGTACTTAACCTAAGGTTCTTTGCCGACGCGTGGCAAGTTGTTCATCGCGACGGCGCATCCATTCTTCGACATTCAAGGTGTCGGCTGTCTCCGGATCATCCGGCTGCACGATCGAGCGGTTGGACTGCGCGAGGGTGGCGACCGGGTTCATTGGGCGCGGCGCGGTCGAGGCATCGGAGCCGTTGCGCATCGACATCTTGGTCAGTTCGTAGGTCATGCCGACGGTATCCATCGCCATGATGCGGGAGGCTTCATCGAGATCGCCGCCGAGCTCGAAGATGAGTCGGGACGCCTGACCTGTTTGCATGCAGGCCTTCAGGAAGCTGTTGTACTGGTCGACCTGCCTGCCATCGCTCGCATCGATGAGCCCGGTCAGGCGCTGCACGCGGCCATCGAAGTTTTGGTAAACCCGGCGGCCGCCTTCGGCTACTTCGTTGCATCGCCGGGTGAACTCTTGGTTGGCAGCCATTTGCGCAGCCGCTTCATTGATCTGTCTTTGAATGTCCCCTTGGTAGGCGCCAGCTGGTTGAGGTTGCCCTGGCTGGCCGTATTGAGGCTGTTGGCCAGGCTGGGGAGGTTGGCCGCCCTCGGCCGCGGCGAGGCGCGTTTCGAGTTCTTGGATGCGGGCATTGCGCTCTCTCAGCCGTTGCTGCTGTTCACCGAGGCGCCGATCGCGCCAGTCTTGCCGAATCTCTTCTGCAGAGGGTTGCGGTGGGGGTTGTTGCTCCGGTTGCGGTGGTTGCTGATCCGGTTGCGGTGGTTGCGGCGACGGTTGCTGCTCGGGTGGCGGCGGTTGCTGTTCAGGCGTTTGCGGTGCGTCGGACATTGTGTCTCCCTCTCACTAGTGAATTGTCCTTCTCGAGGACGTCCATGATCTGAGCCTTGAGGTGATCCGGGACGTTTGGTTGGCGCAGCAGCGCGACGAGCGACTCGCGGGCGTAGTCGATCAATTGTGGCCAGTTGCGCTCGATGAAGCGGCGCTCGAGCTCCTTGGCGCCGCATTCGGGGTTTTGTTTTCGCCAGGCCGCGTAGTAGCGGTCGTCGCCCATCAGGCGCTCGTAGAGCTCCCCCGCGGCGGCCTTGGCGACCTCGCGGATTTGAACGTGACAGTGTGCGGTCATTCGGAAGGTGGCTGGACGGTTCGCATGGCTTGCGGATTACCGATCGTCGCCCGGTACGTCGGCGTCAGGACTCCGAGAGGCGAGGTCCTGAGAGCGCTGTGCGGCATACTGGTGTCGAGCGTCACCATGCCTTTGCGCGGATCGTAGGTAGACGGAATGGCGCGGATAGTGCCTGCCGCCATTGCTCCGGCGAGCGCGAGCGCCTGCATGCCGGTCATTTCTCCGGGTGGCGTAAACTCACCACTCGGCCCGCCCGCGCCAGCGGTCTCTCCGCCTGCGCCAGGTGGCAACCTCGGGTCTTCCAGAGAGGCGACACCGCCGGGCCGTGTTGCGGTGGACTGAGCGGCCGCAACGGCGCCCGGGACGGCGCCCCCGACGCCCGGAGCGGTGCCCGGCGGCATCCTGAATCGCGGGTCAAACAAAGCCCCCGCGAGATAGCCATCTGTGGCACCAGGCAGTGGCGGCGCGGTCGCGGCGCGCGTTAGGGACCCTGGGGTCAACCCGCTGGTAAAGCCGCTGCCTTCTGGCGCGCCCGCATAGGTCGGGGCAGGTCCCCAGCCGCCTGCGCCGAGATCGCCGCCTCCGGGACCCGTCGTGCCATACATGGCTTGTCCCGGATCCGGCCGGTCCGGCAGCTGTCCGGTCCGCTTGTAATTCTGGTAGGCGGCTGCGAGCTTCGGATTGAACGGCGCCCAGTCGGCCATGCCTCGGCGCTGCAGGATCGCCGACGTCACCTTTTCCTGAGACTCGGGATTAAAATCGCTGATCCCCAACTCTCGCGCGATCGGATCCCAGGTGCCCTGCTGGTACTGATACATCCCGGCACCGTGGGAGATCCCTGCGGGCCCCATATTGCCGCGCCAAATTGGAAAGCCGGTCTCCGTCGTCCTATAACCTGCAGGTAATCCTGCGCGCTCGTTATAGGCGGCGTTGTAGCCAGCGCTTCCCGGCTCGTGCATGCGAATAAGCCGTTTCGCGACCGACACCGGGGTGCCGTCTGGCAGGACCAACCCGGCATCGGGATCCGCGTCAGCCGTCGCGCGCTGCACCGGAGAAGCGGCTCCGCCTGGCTTGAGTTGGAGCGAAGCCGGAGGCTGCGGAGCGAGTTGGTTCGGGGGCGCCTGAGTCGTGGCAGTTGGTGCCGGAGCCCCGATCATTCGCCCCGCAGCCGTTCCCATCTCCACGGCGCTCGCCGGGTGAATGTTGTCCTGGTTCCAGCGGACCCCAACCGGATCGAAGTAGGTATAGCCCGCGTCGCCAACCATTTTGCCGAGGGCCGTGTTGACCGCCTGGCTGTTCGCCACACCGGGCCCGACCCCCGGCACGACGATGCTCGCGGGCGCGTTCTCTCCGAGGCCCTTAAAGGTGCTGAGGATGTCCCGAACAGCCTCCATCTCGTCCGGGTTGTTACTCGTGCCGGGTGACAGAAAGAGCCGCTTGCCTTTAAAGACCTCCGGGTTTTCTTCGAGGGTGTGCCTGAGGCGAGCGAGCACCTCCGAGGGCGGCGCGCCAATCTGGGCCGTCTCTCCGGTCGCGAAGTCGCCGCGGTTTTTCGCATTAAACGTCGGGGCCTTTGCGCCCCCGATGCCGTGATTGACCTGCATCCACGCGATCGAATCGCCAAACGCCATATCGAAGGGGTGGTAGGGTCTGTGGCGTTGGCGCGGCATCAGAGCGCCAGCGGGCATTTAGGTCGTTCCCGTCGTACCGCCGCCGCCGCGCTCGGTTGGCGCTGCGCGGGTCTGCTGTTCGACCAGCGGCTCGAGGCGCAGATAGCGCCCGACCCGAGTCGGATCGCGTAGGTAATAATGCCCGTCCGGAGCCTGCGTGGATCCGGGGATCGGCGGCTGCGCGCTCGTATCGGTTTGCGTGTCGGTCTCCGACTGCTCGCCGATGCCCTGGATGTTCTGCTTCAGAATCGGCATTAGGTTGGTCTTCAAGGCATTGTCGACGAGCTGCTCGATCAGCGCCTGCAGACCTTCCTGATCCATCGGCAGCATCGGCGCCAAGGCCTTGATGCGGTCTGTCTCGGCCTCGTAGATGTCGATGTCGCGCATCTGGTCTTTGCCGACGAGCTTTAGTTCGTTCTTGCCTTGCCGCTGCATCGACTTCTCGAGCGCGGTCTGCAATTGCTGGATGACCTGCTGTTGCTGCTGCTCGGTCGGCGTCGGGCCTTGGCCGAGCGCCTGCGGCGGCACCATGCGCTTCAGCCGGGTCGCGGCTTCCTGGGCGTCGTCGAACTCCATGTTCCTGAGCAAGATGTCGCCAATCAGGCCCGTCAGCGCCGGAGCCTCGGTCAACATCAAGGTCAGCGACTCGACGGCTT